TTGTCATAATCTTCCCGATAATTATAAAAAATGATGTTATCATCGCCTTCGACTAAAAAGTCATAATCGATGCCAAACCGCCGCCCGAGGAGGTGGAAGGCATAATGGATCATGGACTTGTTAAGCCAAGTGTTTGTGCAAGACGTGGACATCTTGCCGGAGTGCATTTGCACACCACCAACGAAGACGAGGTCCTTAGACTTTATCAGCGTTGGTTCGTTGAAAAGCACGCCCCACAAATCTCCAGCGGAATCGCCGGCAATGTAAGTAATGATCTCTTTTTCAATCTTTTCAATCTGGTATGTTTAACTACCGTCGAAAGCAGAATAGTCTGCGACAGAACAGAATGAGTATCGACTGAATTTGTCTGTTACGGAAAGCGCAATTTGTTGAGGCGTCATTTGTTTGATCATCTCAACGGATTCATATGCACTGTGCGCGTAGTGAGAATAGGATCCGGAAATCACAATCCGCATGAGGTCATTCATGCTGATGATCAGCCGCTCACGAAGATTGTCGAGTGTTACCTCGGTCTTTAGGTGAACGCCCATTTTCCTCTTGATTGGGGTGGTACCAAGTGATTCATATGCGTGATTGATGATTTCGCGTTTCCTGCCCATAGTTAACTGCTGCTGCTGCGTGAGTTCAATGCCAGTTTCGAGCAATTCAAATAAGGAGTGATTTCCTTTTGTGAGTTGCGGTAACATGTGCTCCCTGTGGTATTGTAAGAATCTTTCAGTTTCCTCGAGGTTTGGAATAGTCTGACCCGAGGTGTAACGACACAATCCACTGATGATGGACATAGTGCATTTACAAGACACATGCTGATGGCGCGTAGTGTTGAAGATTGGTGCAATTTAAGAGATAGCCCCGGAAATCGGTTCGCACGTGCCTGGACCGAAGATAGATTAAACGGATATGTCAGGACGATTGAGTGATGAGAGGTTCCTCTAACACGTGGAGGTGAGAATGCGCTGGCCGGGCTCAAATTCAAGCGAGTAATCCTTTGCAGGGCTAAGGAGGCCTCGCCTGGGTGTGTGTGCGGCAAGTATGGACAATAAGTTTTGACACGATCCATAGGTCAAGTTCACAACATCATAATTGAAGTTTTCCTGCTGGATTGTGTGGGCGTTCACATGAGTGAATTCCTGAGGTCTAAAAGATTTGCCCTCAAAGATAATATACTAGTTCAAAGTACTCGTTGGGAGGTTGACGATCTGGTACAGACCGCCGTCGCTCCTGCGCACCATCTGCATGGCGAACGATTCTTTGAGTGAGGCAGGCAAAGGCTGTTGAGAATAAACGGTCTGCATCTGCTGTGCGTAACCAGTGTAATCACGTCTAAGACTCTTGAGATAACCGAGAGCTTCACCAATGTTGTCCATGCGCCTGTACCATTTGAGAGTGTTGCGCATTATTGGCTTGTCGATGGGAATGTTGATCATAATACGAGCACGTATCATGCAAGATTCACACGCTCTCACCTTGTATGGATTATCGCCAGCCATGACTTTTGCAAGTGCACGGTCGTGAGATTCACTCAAAGGGTGGCATAATCCACAACAGCAATCGAGAGGGCGACGGAGAGATCCGTTAGCGGTTTTGATTGCTGTGGAATCATAAAGCTCGGAGTTCGTCGGCACGCTAATGACCCAATCGTTCTTCTTGATAGCGTAGGCGTGGAAGGTTTCGATCCCTCCAAATTCGGCAGAGGCAGTTACAACGTGGATGAAGCGTACGTTCTTTGCAGCAGGCCTGGGGAGGATCGCGTCCTTGTGGCAAGTCTTGGATGTTGACCAATAACAGAATCCGATCGGTATCGTGATGGCTTCAACACCTTCTAAAGGATCAGCAGGGATGATGATGCATGGGCCGATACGATTCGCTTGCTCCAAATGCATGCGACTCACTCCAGCGTTCTGACGACATAGAATCGGGCCAAAATTGGTGTGCTCTTCAATAATTGCTTTAGGATTACTTAGATGAGCAGCAACAGTGGTTCCATCATCATTACGGCCGTAGTGTTCGTTCACGATGTTAATGACTTGAGTGGCGATAACGCAGAACACACAATCCATGTTCGTGAACCCGGAACCAATGTTAAACGCGGCAGTGTAACCATCGCCTTTGCGGCAAGAAGGGTCAACACGGTTGATGTAACGGAGTATGTCAGCAACGCTGGTGTACGACCCGTGCTTGCGGCCGAAGGCGCAGGCCATGAGGTAACCCTTGTTGAAATCGGCAACGACGCCATGTTCACTTTCCATGATTTTGTCAGTGACTTCATCGATGGTGCAAGAGGCAGTGAGGCCGACTAATGGGTGGACCCTTTGATCCCACTCAACGTCTGTCAAATGAACTGTTTTGTCACCGATATGAATCTTACGCTTCATAAGTGAGGTCGATCCAGTTTCAAGATACAGAGGTCCGAACATGTCAGCGGCAGAGTAGAGGATGCACTCAGGGGGGAGACGGGCGTTGGAGTAGAGATCATATCTCTTGTTCAAGCCGTTTTTCCAAGCTCCCAAAGCAGATGACGAGCCGTAGATCATCTTTGTCAATGAAGCGGGTTCGTAAGCGAGCTTACCATCCCTACTTGTGCTGATTAGACGCTAGGACTCATGAATGGTCATTTGAAGTGCTGGGTGCATATGGAATTTCTCAAGTCCAAGGCCCCAAGCCGATGATCCATTTTTGCATGGGCTGCAGTAGTACATACGGCCCATTGTGTACTCTGCAGCAGGTCCGTGGAGAACAACACCAAGAGACTCTGATGCAATTTGCACTGCATTGATCCTACCTTGATCTTTGCCAGAAATGCGTGTTTCAATGTCAAACGTGGGAGCAAGCTCCTCGTTCAAATTTGAAAGTGACTCCTCAAGCTTCGTGGTCATCAACCTGCAAGAGATGGTCGCGACATCGGGGTCGTTGGTCACGACGAGTACAGCAGGCTTCTAACCTTTAATAAAGACTATGCCAAGTGAGACATATGTTGAGGTCATGAAGACGGGCTCTTGCGCGGGATGATCCGCGACAGACGTGTAAGAACCAGCAGTGCCGACTTTAATAAAGTAGTGGGCATGTTGGTAGTCGCAAAGCACGCTAGCAGAGTATCCATCTTCCGGCTTCGTGCTGAAGAGCTCTTGCTGGTCGCGTGGTAAATGGTCGCGATAAGCGATGAGCTCGTTATCAGACTAACTGCCCTCTTTGGTATAATTAATTGTTCGCAACATGTGGACAACACCATCGATGGGTTCGTTGATCTTTACGAGCTCAACTGATCTGAAGGCGCTCAGGAACTCAGAAAAGTCGTGGTTTGCTTTCACTTTGTAGGTCCTCGCTTGTGAAGGTACTGTTTTGAGGCAATAACCGTCTGCAAAACCTTGAGCGAGAACGCCGTCCGTTTCTTCAGAGCAACTTGAGACATCATCAGACGATGCGCCCATGTTATCTAATTCAACGATGGGATGGGAGAAAGAGCGATTCACTGGGTGCTCGTCAAGAGAACTGAACAAATTTACGTCAAAAAGAGGCAACCCGTCTTCATGCAGGGCGCACTCGTCAATCTCTTCTACGATCACGTGCAAGTCGGAGTCAGTCATCTAGACAGGCACTCCGTTGCCGAAGTACATGTCTTCAATCAATTCCAGCTCATCAGCGATGGGCAGCTCATCATCCTCTAAAACAGAAAAATCGGAAACGCGCTCGTGATCTGCGTTCACGGTTGATTTCTGTGCTCCACAAACGTTAACATTGGTTTCACAATCATCAATTGACTCGATATCGTCATCATTATCAGACGGAGATTGAGCAATCGGCGCTGTACCGGTGCGAATGTGTGTTGGTGAAAATTCCTAAGGTGGTTCTGAATCAACCTGCGCGTAATGGACCAGCATTGACGGTGGCAGAGCGTCGTCGGTAATGATGACTTCACTGTCATCAACGCCGCCACAACTGCAGCACGAGAAGCACCAGTAGCTAGATGGGTCACTAGAAGAAGATGAAGAGGAGGAGTCGCTAGATGAGTCGGTACCAGCCAAATCAACCCGGACTTGTGCCTTAGCAAGTTTCTCCAAGCGTTGGGTGTAGGTGAAGTTGTTCTTCGTCTAGTGCTCAACGCCGGGTCCAAGCTTTCCGTTAAGAAGCTAGGACACGTGGCCGACGGGGTTAATGGTCGCGTGTGGCTTAAAGGGTGCGGGCGTAGACACTTTAATGCCATGTGTCTGCTCGAAAACAAGCTGCATAGCGCGATGTGGGTGGCCCTCAGGTTGCAGTGGCAAAACCCACTCCGGAGAGAGGCTCTCAACGTGCACGATGGGGTTGGCAACAGTGCGGAGGCCATAAAATTCGGCGAGGGTGCTAAATCGTACAAGCTTCGCGCTTTGTTGCTCCAGGGTTGAGTACAAATATGAAGCAGCTGTGTATGTGTACAATGCGATACTTGGCAGGACTGAGAAAGTGCCAGAGGCCCAGGCAATAGCGAACAAACCGTGGTGGATGTGAATTGGGATTGAGCAAGCGGCGGCTGTGAGCTGGATAGCAACGGAACCTGTTTCAACACAACCAATTTGCATGCTGCGGCGCTGTGTGAATCCAGTGATCTCAACGTCACAAGTTTTCATGAGTTGAGTCTCAATCCACACGTTCTTAACATCGCAACTGATCTGAGAGAACGCGACGCGTCCGCAGTCTAGAGGCTTGATGAGCCAATTCAATCCATTGTAGGTGAAATCAGCATGCCAAGAGGGGTGCGTCTTTGAAGAGCAGAAATCTTCGAAAGTGATGTTCGTTTCAGCAAGAATGTGGCGCATGCGGGTCTCGTACAGAATGTATTTCAACCTGTCATCGCAATCAGACGGAAGTTTTGCAACCCGGATGGTCTTACACATGCTAAAAACGCCTTCATAGTCTTCTATGGTGTGATCCGAACCGTCTGAGGGTTGGAGCGCACAATGTAAAAACGAAATGACAGCAGCTTGATATGAGGAGTCAAAGGATGACAGATCCTCAACACAAAATGGCATGTTGTAAATACAATAAGAGTCTGATCGAACCTTGATGAAAAGGAATTACGGGAATTCAATGAGACTGTAACGATCTGAAGTGCCGCACCTAAAGACACTAACGCTCCTGGGCTTGGGTCTCTAGCCACGCAGTGCATCAAAGCAAGCTTGGGCGGCTAGTGGCTCGCAACCAATCTCTTTGGAACGTGCGTGTTGAACACGTTGTGAGATGACAGCGTTCAAGTTAGCAGCGACTTAAGGCCACGACCAAACAGTTGTGTCGTCCGCGGATCGCGAAGCGAGGAACTTGAAGGTCAGGAGGTTAACTTGGTGTGTGGAGTTGTTAACAACATTCAAGATTGTATGGTTCTGGTTGGGCAGAACCGGCTCACGCAAGAACTTGAGGAAGAGTCGTCCACCTTGCTCATCTCCGGTGATGAGTATGCAAGTGAAGGCAACCGAACCCTGTTCGCCAGCAGGCTAATTGAAAATTGAGTGGCCTTGTCTCCAAACATAATTTCCGTCGCGATCGGTGAAGCGCAGGTTGAATCTGTCAAAGTTCACGGAGTGTGATGCATTGTGCATGTAGACTTCATAGGTATGTTTAGAGTGTTCAAAGACCCCAAATTCGCCAATGGCAGTCTGGGAGGACTTGTTCCAAACATTGCCCAGCTGAGTCGACGAATCTAGCTCCATAAAATCGTGACCAACGGCAATAATACGAGTGCCAGGTTTTGCGTAGCGTATTTCATAAGCTTGCGTGTAATAACTCACATGCGTGCCAAGGGTGAAAACAACCCTACTAGGGAGATTTTCCTCCAGAGCAATCATGGCTTCACGACAAAGGTCCAGATCTTAGAGATTGACGGGCGTGCCGTGGTCATCTGTGCACAAGCAGATATCATAGTGCGCGGAAAGGATTTTGATGATCTCAATGTCCCTCTCGTCTGAAGCTGAGTAGCACGGTCGGACTATGAGGATGGACATCTTTTCGCCAGTGGTAGTGGCAAGTGTCATCAACGTATCGAGCTCTGCGGTGACATCTGGTGAGACAAAGAAGACAACACGTGGTTGCAACCGGACGGTGAACATTGAGGAATAAATCCGCAGAATTCTACGTGCGTTCGCAGATTACGCGTGCTATATCAAGGAAATAGGCGTGCCAGAGTACGGAATGCAAGGTGCTTTCTGTGATTTCGTTGCGGCGCCTAAGAGCTTGGCAAAAGTCGGTGCTTCGTTGATCATAGCATTGACGCTTGAAATCAGAGTATGATTGTTCATGTCATGCGATTCACCGCGAATTTTCTCTAGAGCTTAACGAGCCTTGTTGTCATTGAAAATAGCGTTCAGAGTTGAAATCGTGTTATCACGCAAGTCATTAGTAAAGTCTTGAGAAAATATGCGCTCGGGGTTTCGCTGGAGTGCATAAGACACATCATACGGTTCAGGCGCAGCGTCGAGAATAAAGTCAGTCTAATTCGCTGGGACTTGCACTTTTTCATCATCATCATCAGTGTCACCCGTTCCCTTGGCATTGGTCCCGTTTGAGTTCTGAAGCCTCAATTGGAGGTTCTACTCAGCGAGAATCCGGTTTTGCACCAAAAGGTCATTGACGGTCTTGTTCAATTCAGCTATTTGAGCCATCATGGTGAAGAGAGCAGCCTTGAGGTCAGAATCGTTATCGAGCTTGAGGTCTGTGGGAGTCTCAGGCGCGGTTTTGCTTTCTTCGGCAACTTGCTTTTGGGCTGGGGCAGGCGTAGGTGCGGCAAGCGGGAGCTTGGAACTAAAAGAAACTTCATGCACGGGTGTTTCATCAACGAGTTCAGCATTCGCGCTAACTTGGGACAAGACTTGAGTGGCGTGGAAGACAATAGGCTTGGACACGCCAATTATCGCCTTGAAGTCGGTTAGGAGCGCTTTGACAGCATTGTCGATGTTGCACATCTTGTTCACCTGGATGCTCTCGCACAACACAATGATCTCTCGACCATGGGTGTAGAGGGAGGCGTCAAGGCACTTTGAAGCAGACCTCAGGCCGGATACAATTCCGGAAAGAATCTGGTTGTTTAAGAAAGCGCGGTTTTCACCCATCATCTGTCTAAGTACA